AACTCGCAAATCTTTAAACTTACAGAGTCACTCGCCGCACTAAGATCGACAGTTACAAATCGATCTTCATTGTTTGGCATGCTACCTAATCGAGCCAATTCCTGATTCTTCTTCTGGTTGTCTAGGTCCACCCCGAAGCGTTTCAACCGCTTCCGGATAAAACCATCAACTCCCAGTTGAAGGTACAGGTTTAAAGTTGGTTCGATCGCAATAGTCCGCTCTTTCTGAGCGTCCTTGGGTACAAAAGTGATTCGGTTTCCATCCACCACGTTAATGACTTTCGACCAGAACTCTTTCTCACATATCGGCATGTGCTTCTGTATTCCGAAGCGGCTTCTATATGAGTTTTGTAGAGCCCCGATCCATCTCTGGTCAGTGGCGATGGCAAACTGGGCGTACCGGAAAGCTCCTACCGTGCAGTCGTACGGCCATTCCGCATATTTATGATATCGCGAAATGTTTCCGTGCTTCGTGCTCGTGGTGGCTCCCGGCCCATGCCTGGACCTGTCCAACATCTCTCGGTGACCCGGTAATTGGTCACCAAGCAGCCTGCTCAAAAATACTCGAGCGTAATGTAAAACTTTCACGCCCCAGTCCGTTTCCGGTTCAGCAAGGGACTTATAACCTACACGGTTATAGTCGTGGCAATCGCTCTCAGCTGCGAAGAAGACCTCCGTAGCCCGAGCAATGCGCTCTTCCTTAGCTGTAGGAAAACGAAATTTCTTGATTAGACTGGCGAGTGCGTACTTTGCTCTGACTTCTGCTAGAGCTGGTACGCCCGTGGGAGCAATACTCTGTAGCCCCCAGGCCTCGGCAAGCACCAGGTAACCTTCAAAGTCACGATCTCTCATGACTTGTGAGAAGGCCACCCGGTCGCCGCCTTTGAGGTACTCCTTAAGGTCCGCATATACATTTTGCGCGACCTTCCAAGGGTACGCCTCGGGAAGGTTCAGCTTAACGTCAAGCGATTTTCCTTGACGCCGCTGGGTCTTGGTTCGGGATCTAAGTTTCATAAATCCTCCGGTTTTGCCTCTTTCCTATGGAAGGTTTGTACTAACCTCTTCCAGATAAAGAGCAGATTGAAGACCAAGGTCTTCAGGTTGCCCGAAATGGCAGCCGCGATCACCAGTAACCCGAGTATTTCTTCGGATCTGGTCACGGTCTTATACCATTAACTGGGAGGTCAGCGATTCCATAAAGGCATCGTCGTCCAAGATGGCTATGGCACGTTGTCGCTTGATCATTCGATCAGCTGCGGCCACACCCACGGGAATTGAGAAGGATACTTCCAAAATCACAGGTGCGATGAGGGTACTAATCCCATCGACGCCGGTGACTTCATAGTCCTTGGAAAACTTAAGGGTAGATTTAGCATTACCCCTATAGTTCCCCGAGGCCTTAGGAAAGGTCCTGTACAACGTCAGCGTATCGCGAGAGGCCAACGAATGGTCCTCGCCGATGTAGACTGAGCGGTTTTGATATTCCTCATACCGCGTAAAATCATAGTCTACTGTCGTGTCGTTGTTCAATTCATCTACTGCCAATGTTATGACATTGTCCTGCATAGGATTTCTCCTTGTACGGCGATAGTCAATGGCCAAGTAGGTTCTTAGCCATCACTACCAAATCTAAGAGCTTTAGGGCGTCAAGCCTCAAGTTAAAGCTTGGGACTACCGGTCTGCTCGGATCGGGAACTCTCGATTTAGTGACAGAGATCTCACTATACCGTGTACCCTCAATCCGGGTCATGCTATCTTCTAGCATTTCTGTACCCGAAAAGGTATGGTACGAGTTCGTTAACTGGGCCGTCGTCTCCCATCTCTGGGTGATAACGTACCATGAAGCTAGCGCCCGCAACCCCACTTCTGGGGTCCAAGACGCTATAATCTGACTTACGTTCAACACCCAATCAATTACGAAGCTATATGGAATGAGTTCCCACATGGCCTCGACAGGGTGGTGAAGTCCCCAGTAAGGGAGCTTCGACAAAATTTGAACTGCAGCCAGAACCCCTGACCTGACGTCAACCTGGAGATCGGATGTACGTGTAAGGGTAGCCTTAGCCACCCAAGTACCTCCATAAGTCCAAGACCAGCAGTTATGCAAGGTCGAGGAACTCTCCTGGTCGCCGTACGTTTTATGACCCCTAAACGTCTGTCTGGTATTACAATCATTTCCGCAGGTTTGAAGAGCGGACATGACTCCAGCGACGTCGTACACTAAAGGCCGGATGGCATAACGAACTTCCATATACCTATCAGCTAACTCCTTAAACGTAACTTGGCGACGCAAGTAATTAACGTTGCCTTTACGTACAGCTCGTATGATCTTAATAATACGAGTTAGGATACTGCGCAGGGAAACTATGGATTTATCCATCTCGGCGGCAATCACAAGAGTCTGAACTTCATCAAGACTCATGTTAGACCAAGCTTGTGAAACAGCTTGATCTATTTTCGATTGCGGGTCATAAGACAAGGGATTTTGTAGGGTAACTCCGCAAAATGCCAACATAGTTGACGACGGAAGAGTACCCTGATTCAGGAAGGCTGTTCCATTGATGATCATTCTAGAGGGCGAACAGTCGTACTTATATCTACCGGTGTATTGGTAGAAATCGACTAGGTCATCCTCAACGATCTCAACGGTCTGCGTCATGGGGGAGTTTACTATCTTTCCCTCACTACGTAGTTTATAGAACCCGGCAGTTTCAATATCCGTCATTGTGCGAGATTCGGCCCTCGGTGTGTAAACGCCAGACCAGATGTCTGGCTTCACCGTGTAGGTCTTACCCGCGCAATTCTCGGATACAAAATGCTGTGTGGTGAGGTATTCAACCTCATCCGAGTCCAGGTTCAAGCTCCTAAATCTACTCATACGTGCACCTCCTTCTGAGGCACATGTCAAGTGGGTTTGGGCCAACATCTACCTGCCTCAAAGGCAGACATTAGCTTTACCGCTTGCTCCCAACCACCTTCGTGCTTGGTGAGCCGGCAAACTCGAGAAACAAGTACAACTTGTTCCCCGCATCAGCCATTGGACTGAAGATGAGGCGTAACCTTATTACCAGCGTTATCAGTGCTGGATACGAGGATCACGCCCCCTCTAGATGACCAGATAATCAAAACTGCAAGGGGTGATAACTTCCCTTCGTTGTTCGATTCTGATCACAGACCATGGGCTGACTTCCCGACCACCCGG